CAACTGCGTAGTAATATTCGATGTCAAATGTTGCTGGTACGATAAATGTTCTACCTTGTAAGTCTCCACCATCAAAACTGGGCGCCATGTAAAATCTAAACATATTCACAATCTTATCCACCATGATTGCCTCTGTTTCTGATTTGGGCATCATCTTAAAATCAAAACTAAATGACCGTCTATCAACACCTTCAAATACCATCTCCAAACGATTATTTGTAACCATACCTCTGTTGATATCAATCGCCGCTTTTGCACCCTTTGCTGCAACATCTAATGCCTCTTTACCTACCTCTACTGCCGCCTCTGCAATCTTTGGTGCGATTGCATCTTTGATTTCACCAACCGTGTTGAAGAAACCTTGACCATCTTGATATCCTTTGTATGCTGCAATTGCACCAGCAACTGCTGCACCAATCTCATGTTCACCATATTTTGAGTTTTGTGACGTACTAACTGTTGCAGGCATATACATACAGATGGAACTGGACAGTGTTCTGGTTGCAGACCGTTTTACTTGTGCAGTGGAAGAACCAGTGTTTCTTGCTGGTTGTGATGGAACTCTTCTACCTGACCCACCAAAATTGACGTTTGCGTTTTCCTGCTCATTAATAAAAAACTGCACATAGTGTCCTTGGTCATTAGAACCCAAATCCTCTGGATAAATTACTGCCTCACCAGCAAATGGATTCTTATTTAGATTCCTATAAACATTGGTTTGAAACGTACCACCAATATTATTGGGGATACCTCTTCCCATTGGACTAATAAGACCACCTAATGTTTGATTAATTCTGTTAGTCGCACGATTGACTGCAACATTTTTGATTTCTTTTAAGAATCCACGCATCGTTATAAATATCCTTATATATTATTTATTTAGGTGTAATATCATGGCATACCGTGGAAGATACAGTCCGTCTAACCCAAAAAAATATAAGGGTGACCCTTCCAACATTATTTATCGTAGTTTGTGGGAACGCAAGTTCATGGTCTATTGCGACATGAACGAAAGAATAATTGAATGGGGTTCTGAAGAGTTCTTTATTCCATATCGGTCACCCATAGATGGTAAAATACATCGCTACTTTCCAGATTTTTATGTCAAGGTCAGAACCAAGGAAAATAAGATTAAGAAATGGGTTGTCGAGGTCAAACCCAAGTCACAGTGTAAGCCCCCAAGAGTTCCAAAACGAAAAACCAGAAAATATCTAAATGAGGTGCGTACCTTTGCAATCAACGAAGCAAAGTGGATGAATGCAAAAGAGTGGTGTAAGGACAGGAATATGGAGTTTATCATCCTCACAGAAGTTGAATTGATGATATAAATAAGAGTATGGCAGAGACATATTTTGATAAGATACAACAACAGGTAAAGACAGGTAATGAACCATTCAAGTGGTATCGTAACCGTATCAAAGAGTTGGGTACACCTAGTGTGCCTGAACTGTTGCGTAGTGGTGAATTAGATAGAAGACCACACTTTGGGTCTTTGAATATGTTTGTATACTCACCTAAATTGAGAAACAAACTACCATACTATGATACATTCCCACTGGTGTTACCTCTGAAGAGATACAACGATGGTTTCCTTGGACTGAACTTTCACTATCTACCGTATGCACTAAGAGCAAGACTTCTTGATGCTGCTGGTGGAGACAATCTAAGTGTTCGTGCAGTTGAAAATAATCGTCTTACAAAACCATGTCTCAAGAGATATCTGTATGGGTTTACGAAATCAATGTTCCGTAAGATACCAGACGATGACAATCTCACCGCAATCATGTTACCAGTACAACGGTTTAAGAAAGCATCTGCAACTGAAGTCTGGTCAGATTCTAGGAAGATGATTTAATGGCAAAGTTCAATTTCAGTAATGTCCTTGGTGGTACAGTATTTGGTGGGTTGAATGCAATTCTTGCCCACAATGCGTCCAGAGATGGATATTCAAAAGCAAACCGTTATGAGGTTGTAGTTGGTCTACCTGCTGGTACAAACAACGCAGAGGCGGGTGACTCTGCACAATCTGGTAACTTGTTATCACAACTACATGGTGAAACTGCAAGACGCATATCGTTTAGATGCGATAGTATTTCTATGCCAGGCAGAAACCTTCGTACTGTTATGAATGGTAATATATACGGCCCACCTCATGAAATGGTACAGGGTCAGACATTTGCAGAAGTCGCTGCAACATTCTACATGGGTTCTGATATGGCAGAACGATACTTTTTTGAAGAATGGCAAAAGGTGTCCTATAATCCAGACACATACAATATCAATTATTACAAAGAATATGTTGGTGCGATTGAGATATATGCACTCAATGAGAGAGATGAAAGAATGATGGGCGTTCGTCTTGAAGAGTGTTTTCCAAAAGCAATTGATGCAGTGCCATTTTCTCATGCGTCAAGTAACGCAATAAATAAGTGTAGTGTTTCATTCGCATATCGTTATTGGAGAAATATTGCGACTGAACCTAAAAAGGCAAATCTTGATGATACACTTCAAGATATATTGAAGAACTCTGTTATCAGACAGGTACAAAGTCAGATACCAGCAGTTTTGAGGCGATTATTTTAAATTATTAATATAGGAGAATATGATGGCATTGCCAAAGTTGAATACGCCCACCTATGAGATGGTGCAACCATCCACAGGTGAAACGGTAAAGTTCCGTCCGTTTCTAGTAAAGGAACAAAAAATACTGATGATAGCACAAGAAACAGGTGAAGGACTAGAAATGTCTAATGCCATGTGTGAACTCATCAAATCATGCACTTTCGGTAAAATATCAGAACCAGAACATCTACCATCATTTGACATAGAATATATGTTTCTCAAGATTCGTTCCAAGTCAGTTGGTGATGAGGTTGAGTTAAATATAACCTGTCCAGATGATGGTAAAACTGTAGTTCCATATACACTTAACTTAAATGATGTTGAGATACAGCATACTGAAGGTCATAAAAATACGATTATGATTACAGATAAAGTTGGTATGACAATGAGATATCCGTCTTTGGAAAATCTTAAAAAATATACCACAGACAAGTTGGGTGCAGTTGATGTAACATTTGGTGTAATTGGAGAGTGTCTTGTAAATATCTTCGATGAGAATGAGGTATATGAAGAACTTCCCAAAAAGGAACTGGATGAGTTTATCGAATCTATGAACACTGACCAGTTTGCTGAAGTCCAAGCATTCTTTGACAGTATTCCAAGATTGAGACATGAGATTGTTGTAACTAATCCAAACACTGAGAAAGAGAACAAAGTGCTACTTGAAGGACTGCAAAGTTTTTTAGGATAGGCCTTTCTCATGAAAGTCTTAAAGGATACTATAAGACTAATTTTATAATGATGCAACATTATCACTATAGTCTGACAGAAATAGATGAAATGATGCCGTGGGAAAGGGAGATATATGTATCAATGTTACAACAACATATTGAAGATGAAAATGAACGCATAAAGAGACAGAACGCACAATATAATAGATAAATAGTCCAGAGGGAGAGAGTAATGTCTGAAGAGAAGAAAACCGTTACCGCAGACCCAGCGGTTATAGATAAGGTTGACAGTAATGGCGATGGACACATTTCACATGAAGAAATGGAGATGAATTTGGAATTCAAAAGAAAAGAGTTGGAAGATGCAGATGCTCGTAGAGATGCAATGCGTAAGATGACATGGTTTGCATTGATGGGTATGTTACTCTATCCAGCAGGTATTTTTGTTACATCATTTTTAGGACAAGAAAAAGCAGCGACAATTATTGGTGATATCGCACCGACATATTTTGTTGCGATTTCAGCATTAGTCGCCGCCTACTTTGGTGCAAATGCGTATGTAGATAAAAAGAAGTAAGTAAATGGCAGACGATAAAAGAGTAGCAGCGGATTTTGCAGAAGCATCCAGAAATCTAAGTAGGGTTACTGGTGAACTGAAAGAGTTCAACATGAGCGCTGGTAAAGATATTGCCATGACCGCTGCAGGCGAATTCAAGAAAGTCACTGACCCATTCGTACAATCCTTTCAATCACTTCCAGGCGTTGCTACTCTTGGTGCTGCTGGTAAGACCTTATTTAATAAGGGGTTTGCAATATTAAAAGACAAGAGAGAACAAGCACTTTTGCGTGAACGTCTTGGTCTGACCAGAGAAGAATTTGGTCAACTCAAAAAACAAAAAGCAGTTATAGATGCACAAGCAAAATACAATGAGGAATTTAAAAGTGCGTCTGACAAACTGTTAGGTATTGATGTTGACCGTTTTAATATTGCTGCTGGTAGATTCACTGATGAAAGTGGTGCATTTATTGGTGGTGTCAATAGATTAATCGAAACAAATCAAGAGGGAATTGATAAACAAGAAGCAAGATATGCTGCTGAACAAAAAGGTGCTGCAAAACGAGTTGAAAAAGATAACGAGAAGATGCGCCAAGAGGAAAAGACACAATCCATCTTCCATAGCATTGCTGCTGGTATTGATAACCTTGCGGCAGGCGTTGCAAACATCAAAGCAGAAGATGTCGGTATGGGTCTACTTGCACCAATTGGTTTGATAGGTGCAGTCATTGTTAGTTTTGTTAGTGGGTTTGTAACAGAAGTTAAAAGACAGTTCGATGGTATTAAGGCAATCTTCAAAACATTTGATACATTATTTGAACCAGTAAAAAATCTGATAAGAAATGTAGGTAAAACCTTTGCAGGCAAAGATACTGCAATCGGTAGATTCTTTCAGTTTATTGGTGATACGTTTAAAAGTATTAAGGGTTTCTTTAGTACAAGACTAGAGTCACTAAAAACATCAAAACTAGTCACTGGTGGTGGTCAGTTATTTGATGACTTTGTGAAGGGTGCAAAGGCTTTGTTTGCACCAATAGGTGACTTATTTTCAGCAATAGGTAAGTCGGTCAAGAGTGTTGCCGCAATGTCAGCAGAAGGTGGTGTTATTGGTAAGATACTTGGATTCGCAAAAGGTTTTGGTGCAACACTAGGTAAGTTGTTCTTACCTATTACCATTGTCATAGGTGTGTTTGATTCTATAACAGGTTTTATTGACGGTTTTAAAGAGTCAGAAGGTAACAATATCTTATCTAAATTCATTGATGGTATCGGTGGTGGTCTTGGTAAATTAACTGGTAATCTACTTGGTATTCCTCTTGACCTATTGAAGTCTGGTGTGTCATGGATTATGGGTGCAATGGGATTTGATAAAGCAGAGGAGTTCCTTGACTCCTTTAGTTTTGCAGAACTCATTAAGAATCTTGTTTCTGCACCGTTTAATTTGATATCAAAAGCAATTGATTATATTGTTGGATTGTTCACTGGCGAGAATGACCTTTTCGCAGATATAGGAAGTATGTTTGGAAGTATTGCAGATGGAGCAACATCTCTGTTGAAGTCTATTCTTCGTGGTATCCTACCAGACCCCTCTGGTGAAGCGGATGGCGTTTTTGGTTTTATCAAAAAAGCAGTTTCCTCTGTAATACCAGATGGTGTTTATGAGTTTGCTGGTCTTGACCCCAAGACAGGAGAGGCTATACCAGAACCAGAGTCAGAACAACTTGAAGCAGCAACTGGTGGTGGTTCTAATAAGTTTGACCGTATAAAGTCAAGGATGGATAGAAAAAGAGAACAATTGTCAGAGACACAAGATGAGAATTTTGAAGTAAGAGAAGTCAGAAGGCGTCCACCACCTGTAATTATTAATCAGACTGATGCATCACAAGTATCTAGTAATACCAGTAGTTCATCAACGCCTGCACCCATGAAAGATACTTCGGCACCTGCTGGAACAGTGCCAGGTCATCCTATGTATGGTTATGGTTAATGGTCATAGATGTTAGGCCCATCTTGAGTATAGATGGGTTTACAGTATGCAGTGACTCTATCTTTGGGGTCTGATAAATATCCGTATCTGTAATTACTATATTGTCTTGGAATACGTTTTGCGTAATACTGACACACATCAATGCTTCTGAATATCATTGAGTTGGGTTGTACCTGTCGAAACTCACCCACCCCCATAACAACTACTAACATAAAAGCGTGTATCATTACTTTGGACTCTTTTTAAGAGTCTCCTCTAAACTTTTCATCATTTGTTCAATCATCGGTACAGTTTTATTTGGTTCATAAATGCACTGCATTTGGTTTGGACATATTTCCCATTTGTCAACAAAGATAGTTTCTGTAGTATTGTTAGCACCTGTGTAAATGCATATCTTCTGTGTCATTACAATCTTACGTTTTGCAAGTCTACAGGTAACGTAAATTTTGTCCTTGTCCTTTTTGTTGTAAAGTACGCCCTTTGAGAGAGCTTCTGAGGTCGTCTGCACGACTCCTAATAGGATTGTCGCTACTACTAGTGCTCTCATCATTTTTGTTCATTCTCCATTCGATGTCTGCTAAACGCAGTTTTATTTCTCTTACTTTTTTTTCTGTTTCAAATTCTGGGATGTAGTGGTCTTTGTATATTTGACTTTCAAACCAAACGTAAAGACCACTAAAAAGAATAAGGGAACATATAACAATCACAAACCACCATACCACAATCATATTACATCATACCCTTTGCCTTCAATATCCACCCAATACCCCAAACAAGAGTAATGGAAGTGACAATTATCAGTATGGTTGCAAGTGTATATTCTATGAACATTTTTCTTCGTTCTTTTTGGTCATAAATCATCTTCTGACGCTTTTTACGAATATCTGCTTCAGTTTTTAACAACTCTTGCCAAGCACTTGGGCCTCTGGTATATGTGATAATAGTACGCAACTGTTCACGCATATCTTCCGCCTTCTTTTTTGCCATGAAGACTTGCATCGCTTCTTCTTCAATCGAACCAGCGGCAAACAGTTTTTTAAACAATGGGGGTTTTTTATTATACTCTTCTGCCTTCTTGATATCTGATACGGCACTCATCCAGCGACCCATATCTCCTGCCATAGATTCGATATCACGCCCAACCTCAAAACCTTTTTTGATGGCAGCAAAAGCACTTGACGCCGCTGAAACTGCGGCAACAACTTCTATCATAATTCTCTCTCCCTGTTACTTACTATTTATAAAAAGAGAGAATGGTTATTAGAAAAAAGAGAGACAGGATTTCTCCTGCCTCTCCGTCTTGGTCTACTATGCGTTGTCTTTTTGTGGTGTTACGACACTAAGGACTTTCTACACAGGGTTTGACAACTTACCCATTCGCAAGTTTCTGGAAGTAAGACATGGTGTCCTCTTCTTCGTCTGCATCTACACTAGGCATAGATGGTGCTGGTTCACTCTTCATTACAGGTGTTTCAACAACATCTTCATCCATCATCGCAGCAGCACTTGCAGTCACCGTTCCAGAGAGAACGTCATCAAGTCTTTTCTTCAGTTCATCATAAGACTTGAAGTTGGTGGGTGCAAGAAACTCTTGCAACGAATACTGGGTCTTCCAGATAGCGTTGAGGTCATCATCGTTATCTTTCAGTGCAGACACATTCTCAAATGAGGATGCATCATAGTTCCAGTAACCATCTACTTTACGAATCTTCAGTTTGAAGTTCGCACCTTCCCAAAAATCAAAAGGATTAATAGGTGTCTCATCTTCAAATTCTGGTTGCATCGCAGCCATCAGTTTGTCAAAGATTTTCTTACCATACCTAAACAAGAATACCTTGCCCTCATTCTCTGGGTGTTTGGAATCAGAGACAACGTAGATGTTTGAGTAGTACTCAAGTTTACGCTTCTGTTTCCTTGCAATCTCTTTGTCTGATTCCAGACCAGTATTCCAGAGTTGAGAGTTGTAATCTGATACAGGGTCTTTCTGACCACCAAGAGTAGTCAAAGAGTTTTCAATGTACCACTTACCAGTTGGGCCTTGAAATGCGTGTTTGAACATTTTGACCCAAGGAAGTTCTTCACCTTCTGGTGCAGGCAAAAAACGAATGACTGCATAACCGTTACCAGACTTATCCAGTTCTGGTTTCCATAGTCTTTCATCCACATAGGATTTCTTTTCTTGGGGGGCACTCTCTGCTTGAACTTGAGAGAGTAGTTTGTCGAGCGTATTTGCTCGTCTAAGTGTATCTAACGACATATT